ATATTTAATATAGAAACTTCATGTCAACTAGGTGTGACTCCCCAATTCTCACCTACGTTTAACCGTTTATGGCAGGTTTGTAACGTTATGAAACAACGCCTCGAACCGAATGATATTCTTGAATACCATTTCACTCAAGAATTTCAACAATGTCACAGTCTTAATGATTTCATCGCAAATTATGGACCAACACTAACAGCCGCACCAGATCTAAACCGATATTCGTGTGGTGATTATGAACTGCTGATAATGTTTGCAGGAATTCCAGGCACATGTGTAGGTAACGTAGCAGACACAACACTAAGTGTGGATGCTTTGAAATCTAGAATTTCAAAAACAGTTAGCCATAACATCAGATATGCATGGCCTACTCTGATTAAAGGTGACTATACCCAGTCATCTAAACCTGAGGAGTTATTCCAACGAGGTTGGATAACTACGAAAGAAAAGACAGCATTTACAAATAGACGAACAGATTATTTTGCAAATGGCTACTCAGCTACAATTACTACTGATGCAAGTGAAGAAACCGGAGGAGGTATTTAATGACAGCTTCGACGAACCCAGTACGCCGAATTGATATAACTATCAGTTTAAGGCCTGAATTAGAAATGGCACAAAGCGATATCATTGATAAATTCTATGATTTCGCAGCGAGTCATACAGATATGTTTGTTTTCCAACTCGAAAAGACAGGGTTGGATAACCTACATATTCAGGGCCGAGTTAACATAAAATCTCGGACTCGAACCCTTGCCTTTGCTAAAAAGACAGCAAGTAACATGAATATAGACTTGAAATACATAAATTGTAGTCCAACGTCTAACCCAACTCAGAATTTCGATTACACAATGAAATCGGATACTAGAGTAGAAGGACCTTGGTCCAACCGCGATTTATCTACTTTTACAGTAGATGATCCACTAAAAGGCAAGGAATTATATCCTTGGCAAGATTGGATTTTATCACAATGGTTTGATAAAAATAAAAAACTGTTGTATAATCCTAATGGTAGGAAAATCCTTTTCGTTGTCGACGAGAAGGGTAACACCGGTAAATCCTCACTGTGTAAACATTGTGTGATTTCACGTCAGAAAGATGTGTGTATCTTACCAGTTTCTGGCAATGCAGGACAGCTATCAGCTTCAATAATTGATGCTGGACCATACCCAAATTACATCTTAGACCTCCCTAGATGTAAACCTTATAACTACGACATGTGGATTCAAGATATACTTCATGTAGTAGAGCAATTACAAAACGGACTTATAGTTAACTCTATGTACGGTAAGTATAAAAACCTGGTAATGAATAATCCGCAAATCGTGATATTCAGTAACTGGTACATAAACCAGAGATTAAGTTCCGATCGGTACTATTATATGGATAAAAATATCGGCAAACCAGAAGTAGAGTTTGCTGATGATAACGGGTTTGTTGAGGTATACGAATCACCCCGTGGCTCTAGAGAATTTGTACAGGTACCGAATGTGCCTGGACACCTAATAAAAGAAGAAGGGGAGTGTGATAACGACCTTTCGCCCGGATATGCGCCATCTAGAACTGGTGCACCGACTGACTTTTAATTTTTCGGGCTCGACCCATGCTACTTTACGTGGCGTGGGCATTAAAAATTAATATAAATTAATAGGAGTATACGACTATGGCAATGAATACAGGACCGAGCAGGGTAAGGCCTAAGCGAGGGACCTCTCGATATCAAAGAGTATCGGGAGCTAAATTTAAACGAGCGGAAGTCAGAAAAATGACGATTGATGAGTTACTACGAAGTGGTAACGTAATGCGTAAACGCTACGGGATTACGCAACGCGAGTTGGCGGCGATTTTCAAAAATCGTCACGATCTAGGTAAATTGAAAGATATCCTGGCTCCAATTGCCGGTGCCGTCTCTGCCGCGGCACTATTAAAGATTCAAAAGAAGCTTTTAAGCAAACGTCCGAAAGTAATACCTTTTGAACGTGTCGGTTTACGTTTCTTGGAGAGAATCTCCACGCCCACAGAACGTAGTAATCCAACAGCTTCGCCAGTAGCAATGGAAGAAATGGCAGCTCCATCGATAGCCCGAATGGGTGAAGGTGGACAATTATTTCTCCGACGCACGCACATAAATCCTGGAGTACGTAATAGGATGCTTAAATCCGCAATTGACGATTTTTCAATCGGCAATTCAAAATACTACACAACCGGTGCTAACCTGAACCTGGATTGTCAGTACAGTCAAGCGGGAATTAACCGAAAGGGAATTTACGCGCCACTGCCGGGAACATTAAAATCAGACTTCTTAGATGCTGACGTTGCTAATGATTCCCGAGGTACAGTGGTTAAGGCAATGCGACGAAACTTCTGCTATACATATGCCATGACCGACGAAGTGGAAGGGTATATGGATGGTGCTCAAGCGGGAAATTTAGACCTACTATTCCCGTTAGTTGGTACAACATCTGTTCACAAGATTCGTAATCGAATGGTTTACACGCCAATTGACGTTACAATCATGATATTACGATGCCGAGAGGTAACGGATAGACATCCGGCTGGCTCAATCTGGAACGACTGGGATCCCACAGGTCCAGCAACTAGTTCTTACTACGCTCCGCGTGGTGATGACGACAATCCATACGTTTGGCCGACACAACAAGCCACTATAATCCAAAAAGATTATCAGGGCAACGATGTAAGTAAAATATTTAATATAGAAACTTCATGTCAACTAGGTGTGACTCCCCAATTCTCACCTACGTTTAACCGTTTATGGCAGGTTTGTAACGTTATGAAACAACGCCTCGAACCGAATGATATTCTTGAATACCATTTCACTCAAGAA